TACCTATATCTTTTGTTGAAGCTAAAGCAAAAGGCAAATGAGTCTATATACCGTCATAAATGATCACATACCCATTCAAGCGAGAGTAAAGCACGAGTGGAAGTATGGATATGACGAGAAGTACGATGTTGTTGTTATAAGCAAGGATGGAACTATAGGTGACATCTACGAGATAAACGGCTTGAAGATAGCCATTCCAATGTTACCAAAAGGCAACATACCAAACAGTAACAATAGATGGCAGGCACATGAGTATCCGAAAGAGTTGTCGAGACTAAAGACGATCTTTGATTGGAACGCTATGCCGAACGAGTTCAAGGTAAAGTGGGTTGACTACATACAGGGCGAGTTCGAGAAGCGAGAGAACGGATACTGGTTCATAAATAAAGGCGTGCCCACATACATAACAGGCAGTCACTATATGTACTTGCAGTGGTCAAAGATAGACGTAGGTCTTCCTGACTTCCGTGAGGCGAACAGAATACTATTTATCTACTGGGAGGCATGCAAGGCTGATGATAGGTCTTTTGGAATTACATATGGTAAGATACGTCGTTCTGGCTTCTCTTATATGGGGTCGTCTGAAACGGCGAATATTGGTACTTTAGCGAAGGACTCGAAGATAGGCATACTGTCAAAGACAGGTACTGACGCCAAGGAAATGTTCATAAACAAGGTAGTTCCAATTGTCCGCAACTACCCATTCTTCTTCAAACCTATCCAGGATGGTAGCGACAATCCAAAGACAGAGTTATCTTTCCGACTACCTGCAAAGCGCATCACTCGCAAGAACATGATCGAGGCAGACACTGAGGAGATAACAGGTCTCGATACTACAATTGACTGGCTGAATACAGCCGACAACTCGTATGACGGTCAGAAGCTATTGCTGCTTGTTCATGACGAGAGTGGAAAGTGGCTACTTCCAAATAACATTCTAAATAACTGGCGTGTTACAAAGACATGTCTTCGTCTTGGTAGTCGTATTGTAGGTAAGTGTATGATGGGTTCCACAGTTAATGCACTTGCTAAAGGTGGACAGAACTTCAAGGACTTATATTACGACTCAGATCCAAATAAACGCAACGCAAACGGTCAGACTAAAAGCGGACTGTATAAGTTGTTCATACCAATGGAGTACAACATGGAGGGCTTCATTGATGAGTATGGGCATCCTGTTATAGAGGATCCTGTTAAGCCAGTAATGGGAATAGATGGCAGGATGATAAAGATAGGAGCCGTTACTTATTGGAACAACGAAGTAGAAGCGTTGAAGCATGATCCAGACGCACTTAATGAGTTCTATCGTCAGTACCCACGCACAGAGTCGCATGCATTTAGGGATGAGTCTAAGCAGTCGCTGTATAATCTTACAAAGATATACCAACAGATAGACTACAACGACAACCTTATACGCGACAGGGTGATTACTCGTGGTGGATTCCATTGGAAGGGTGGAGAGTTAGACAGTGAGGTAGTTTGGACTCCAGATACTCGAGGAAGATTCTTAGTTACTTGGATACCGCCAAAAGAGCTGCAGAATAAAGTGATTGTGAAAAATGGCAAGCGATATCCAGGCAATGAAGATATAGGCGCATTTGGATGTGACCCTTATGACATCTCTGGTGTAGTTGGTGGTGGAGGCTCTAATGGAGCATTGCATGGACTTACAGGGTCAGTCATGAGCTCCGACATACCATCTAATATGTTTTTCTTGGAGTATATAGCTCGCCCTGCAACTGCTGAGATATTCTTCGAGGACGTTTTGATGGCTTGTGTGTTTTATGGGATGCCTGTACTTGCGGAGAACAACAAGGCTCGGCTGCTGTATCACTTTAAGAACAGAGGGTATAGAGGGTTTGCTATGAACCGTCCGGACAAGCATATAACACAGCTGTCAAAGACGGAGCAGGAGATTGGCGGAATACCTAACACTAGCGAGGATATCAAGCAGACGCACGCTGCTGGCATAGGTTCTTACATAGAGCAATATGTTGGCTATGATGTTGAGGGGGAGTATAGAGATCCTGACAATCCAGGCACAATGTATTTCAACAGAACGCTTGAGGACTGGGCTAGATTTGATCCATCAAACCGAACAAAGCACGATGCCTCCATATCTTCAGGTCTTGCTATTATGGCAATAAGAAGACATACATTTAGAACAGAAACAAAGAAGTCCAAAATTTCCGTATCTTTGTCGAGATATAATCAAGACGGAAGTTCCAGTCAACTGATCAGATGAGTGAAAATAAAGTAGAACTAAAGGTCTCGGCTACCTCGTTCCCTGACATCAATGCAACAGCTGCAGTGAAGGACAGCAAGGAATATGGCCTTCAGGTAGCAAGGGCTATAGAGGGGGAATGGTTTAGGCGTGCAGGAAATAGCTGCCGTTATTATGACCAATATGCAGAGTTTCATAGGTTAAGACTTTATGCTCGTGGAGAGCAGCCTATTGGCAAGTATAAGAACCTTCTTGCTATTGACGGAGACTTGTCGTACTTGAACATCAACTGGGATATCGTAAAGATTGCTCCTAAGTTTGTTGACATCGTTGTAAATGGAATGGCAGATCGTATGTACAAGGTACGTGCTACTGCACAGGATGCGATGTCTGCAGAGAAGCGCAACCTTTTCCAAGACATGGTTGAAGCTGATATGGTAGCCAAGGACTTCCTTGAGATGACCAAAGAGCAGTTCGGTGTTGACGCTTACAATGTAGATCCAAAAGACTTACCAAGGACAGACGACGAGTTAGCTCTGTATATGGAGCTAAGGTACAAGCCGTCTATCGAGATAGCTGAGGAGATAGCTATAGACAACTTGCTTGAGATGAATGACTTTACAGTTGTTCAGCGTCAGTGCGACAAAGACCAAACAGAGATAGGCGTGTCTGCTGTCAAGCATGAGTTCCTTTTGAATGATGGCGTTAAGGTTGAGTATGTTGACCCTGCATCAATGGTGTGGAGTGAGACATCAAAGCCTGACTTCTCTGACTGTTTTTATTTCGGTGAGGTAAAGAACGTACACTATACAGAGCTTCGTAAGATAAATCCAAACCTTACTGACGATCAGCTTAATGAGATACAGCAGTATGGCTCTGCGTGGTATAGCAACTATACTATCGTCAAGCAGTACTACGACAGCGCATTCTTAAATGAGACTGTAACGCTTCTGTATTTTAACTATAAGACAGAGAGGAAGTTTGTATACAAGGAGAAGTCAACTAAGTCTGGCGGTAAAAAGGTTATTGCTAAGGATGATACTTTTGTTAATGCTGAGGGTGAAAACTTTAGGGCTGTTGAGGTTCCAAAAGAGGTATGGTACGAAGGTGTTATTGTCGCTGGTTCTAACTACATATTGAAGTGGAACTTGATGAAGAACATGGTGCGTCCTAAGTCTCCATCACAGAAAGCACTTCCTAATTATATTATGTACGCTCCACACATGTACATGGGTCGATTTGACTCATTGGTGAAGCGTATGATACCGTTCCTTGACAACATTCAGCTGACGCATATAAAGCTGCAGCAGATACAGTCTCGCATGGTTCCTGATGGTGTGTTTATTGACGCTGACGGACTAAATGATATTGATCTCGGTAAGGGTGCAGCTTACAATCCAGAGGAGGCATTGAAGCTTTACTTCCAGACTGGATCTGTTATAGGTAGATCATATACTCAAGATGGTGACTTTAACAACGCACGAGTGCCTATTCAAGAGTTGCAGTCTAGCAGTGGATTCAATAAGATACAAGCACTTATAACTTCATATAACCAGAACTTGAGCATGTTGCGAGACGTTACTGGTATCAACGAGGCTCGTGATGGCTCTATGCCACATCCTGACGCTCTTGTTGGAATACAGAAGCTTGCGGCACTCAATAGCAACACAGCTACTAGACATATACTTGACGGACGACTTTTGATGGTTAGACGACTTGCTCAAGCTCTGTCACTTCGTATTGGGGATGTACTTGAGTACTCTGACTTTAGAGAGCAGTTTGCTATGCAGATAGGCAAGTATAACCTTGCTATACTTGAGGACATTAAGGACTTATATTTGCACGACTTCGGTATATACGTTGACCTTATGCCGGACGAGAAGGAGAAAGAGATGCTTGAGGCAAATATTCAGATATCACTTCAGCGTGACCAAATAGACCTTGAGGACGCTATCGACATCCGTAACGTGAAGAACATAAAGCTTGCGAATGAGCTTCTAAAGATGAAGCGCAGACGTAGGACGGAGGATATTAGAGCTCGTGAAGATCAGCAGATGCAGATGCAGTCACAGATCAATATGCAGTCACAGCAGGCTGCTGCTGAGGCTAAGATGCAGTTATCTCAGATGGAGGCTCAAGCTAAGATATCTATCAAGGAGGCGGAGACTAACCTTGAGATACAGAAGATGCAGATGGAAGTCGAGATGAAGAAGCAGTTGATGGACCTTGAGTTCAGATACAACATGGAACTGAAGGGTATTGAGACTGACGGACTGATGAAGCGCGAGAAAGAAAAGGAGAAAGCTAAAGACAAGCGTGTAGACTTACAAGCTACTCGTCAGTCAGAGCTTATTGAACAACGACAGAAAGGTCTTCCTGCAAAGAGCTTTGAGAGTTCTGGCAACGATATAATCTCAGGTGACGCAGGAGCTTTTGATCTTGAATCATTTATGCCTAAGTAATATGAAAAAAGGACTGTACGCGAATATACACGCAAAGAGGGAAAGAATAAAGGCCGGATCTGGTGAGACTATGAGAAAGCCTGGAGAGAAAGGTGCTCCTACTGCAAAAGCATTTAAGAAGGCGGCTAAAACAGCAAAAAAGAAATAACTATGAAAAAAATGTCTAAAAAATATCAAGATGTTGGTGGAACAAAAGGTTCTGCTAGAGTAGCAAGACTACAAAAAAAGGAGGATAAACTTGTCTATAGAGGGAGCAAAGCTGTAGATGAAGGTAGAGATAGGAAGGCTGATAGAATTTTAGGTAGAGCTGCAAAAGTTGAGAACCGTAAAATCAATCTAATGGTTAAGAAGAAAAAATAATCGTAATTAAACCATTAAAACAGCAAAGAAGAAATGAGAAAGAATAAGGTAACAGTAAAGCCATTTGCGTCTGGTGTTGTTCAGAAGTCTGGATATGATTTGAGCTATGGAACTTCAGTATCAAAAGGACCTGTGTCTTTGAATGTAAGTCAGAGCACTGGAACTGGGTCTAGTCCTGACACTGAAGTCAGTGTTTCTATGTCTATTCCTATAACCAAGAGGATAAAGAATAAGAAAAAGAAGCTATAATGAAAGACTCACGGCTAGAGAGAGCTGGTGTATCTGGATATAATAAACCAAAGAAAACACCAAGTCATCCTACTAAGTCACATATAGTTGTGGCTAAGGAAGGAGATACCGTTAAGACTATCCGTTTCGGTCAGCAGGGTGTTAAGACAAATCAAACTGCTGGGCAGAGAGAAGCTTTTAAATCAAGGCACGCAAAGAATATTTCAAAGGGCAAACTGTCTGCAGCTTATTGGGCTGATAAGGTGAAGTGGAGTCCATCTAAGACTGCTCAACCTAAAAACAAAAAGTGGATAAAAGGTTCGTAAATAGACATATCAAACTTTTTGTTAATTTTGTAACAATTTAATTCAAATCTAATATGGAAATCAAAGGAATGAGGCTTGTAAACGACGAGCCGAAGTCTAAGGCAGAAATCGAAGAGCAGTTGCTTGAAGAACATGCTAAAGAGACGCAAGAAGAGATTAAAGAAGAACCAAAGGCAGAAACGCCAGAAGTTATAAATGAAGAGCCAGTTAAACTAGCTCTTAATGATGAAGACGTTCTTTCATATATTAAAGAAAAAAAGAACCTTGAGATAAACTCTCTCGATGAATTTGATGCTCTTATGCAGAAGCGTAATGAGCCTCAGATAGACATTGATGAAGAGGCTCTTGCATACAACAAGTACAAGAGGGAGACAGGTCGTTCTATCGAGGAGTTTATAAAGCTTCAGAAAGATTGGACGAAAGAAGATCCTGAAAGTACGTTGCGTGAGTTCTATCGTCAACAAGACCCAGACTTAACACAGCGAGAGCTTGAGTACAAGCTAAGGCAGTTTAAGTATGATGAGGACATTGATGACGAGGACGAGATTGCAGAGAAACGTCTCAAGATGAGAGAAGAGCTTAAGAAGGCTGTTGGTCATTTCGAGTCTCAAAAAGAACAGTACAAGATGCCTGTCGCGTCGGCAGACAACTTTGTTCCGGAGAGCGAGCGAGAGAACTATAAGTCTTACAAGCAATATAAGGAGTCGATTGGCGAAGTCGAACAAGAGAATCGTAAGAGGTCTCAATACTTTGCAGAGCAGACTGACAAATTGTTTTCAAGTGAGTTTGAAGGTTTCAAGTTCAAGCTTGGCGACAAGGACGTTAGTTGGAAGCCAGCAGAGGCTAATGCACTAAAGGATGCCCAGTCTGATGTCAGTAAATTCATCGGACAGTTCTTAGATGACAAGGGGTATCTTAAAGATGCAGAGGCATTCCATAAAGCTATTGCTGTGGCAATGAACGCAGAGAGGTTAGCATCTTTCGCATACGAGCAAGGAAAGGCTGATGGTATCGGTCAGCTCGAGAAAGAGTCTAAGAACATCGACATGGTTCGTGAGACACCAAAGGTAGCTAAGGACGGAGGCATTAAGATGAGGATCGTAAACGACGGACAGCCAGACTTCAAGATAAGAAAGTAAATAACAAAACAAAAACAAAAACAAAATGGCTGGATCTATTACATCGGGTAGCGTATCGCTAACCCCAAGTGCAGTTAAGGCGACGTTGTCGTCTAACTACATCTCAACTTTCGACTTGCTCGATCAGTATTTACCTGATCTTGATGAGAAAGAATTTGCTCGCTACGGAGAGCGTACTATTAGCGGATTCCTTTCTAAGATGTCTGCTGAACTTCCTTCTAACTCTGACCTTATTCGTTGGTCTGAAGAAGGTCGTCTTCACACTAAGTATGAGAACGTTTCAACAACAGGTGCTGTATCTTCAGGAACGCAGACTTTCGACATCGGAGCTTCAAACCATAACTTCCGTTTGAATGAGACAGTTCTTCTTTCTTCTGCTTCAGACAACAAGGCTGAAAAAGCAATTGTAACTGCTATTGCTCCTGGCGGTGATGCTACTCAATTTACTGTAGCATACTACTCTGCTGCTGTTGGTGTAGGATTCACAAACCCTACTACAGATATTAAGGTGTTTGTTTACGGTTCTGAGTTCAAGAAGGGTGAAAGCGGAATGCAAGGATCTCTTGAGGCTGAAACTGAAGTATTTCAAGTTAAGCCTGTTATCATCAAGGATACTTTCTCTATCTCTGGTTCTGACATGGCTCAAATCGGATGGATTGAAGTTGAAACTGATATGGGTCTTTCTTACCTTTGGTATTTGAAGTCTAAGTCTGATACGCGTAAGCGTTTTGACGACAAGCTTGAAATGATGATGATTGAGCATGTAAATGCAGACGCATCTTCTGGAGCTGATACATATTTCGGTGCTACAGGTACATGGGGTACAACAGGTTTATTTGAAGCTATCGAAGATCGTGGTAACGTATGGTCAGGTGGTACTCCATCTACTCTTGCTGACTTCGATGATATCCTTGAGCAACTTGACGGACAAGGTTCTATCGCTGAGAACACATTGTTTATCAATCGTGCGTTCTCTTTGGCTATCGACGATATGTTGGCTGCACAGAACTCTTACGGAGTTGGTGGTACGTCTTACGGTTTGTTTGATAACAACGAGAAGATGGCATTGAACCTTGGATTCACAGGATTCCGTCGTGGTTCTTATGACTTCTATAAGACTGACTGGAAATACCTTAACGATGCTACTACTCGTGGAGGTCTTGTTGGTGGTAAAGTTAACGGAGTACTTGTTCCAGCTGGAACTACTAACGTATACGATGAGGTTATGGGTAAACGAGTAGCTCGTCCGTTCCTTCACGTTCGTTACCGTGCTTCTGAGACTGAAAACCGTAAGTACAAGAACTGGATCACTGGTGGTGCTGGTGGTGCTACAAATAGCGATGTGGATGCGATGTATTGTAACTTCTTGTCAGAGCGTGCGCTTTGTACATTGGGAGCTAACAACTTCTTCATCTTCAAGTAAGAATAAACTGGGGAGGGAGTCACATCTCTCCCCTTTCTTTTTATTTTAATTCAAATTATATCAAATCATGAAAACAATCAAATTCCTGCTTAAAAGCAGAAAAACACCTGTATCATTTCTCCTTCAATCGAAGGATAGACCATCAAGCAGACTTCTTCACTTTGATGAAACAAAAAAGAAGAACCGAAGCTTAAGGTATGCAATAAATCAAGAGTCACCATTTGTTGACGAACAAGACAATGAGGTAATAACTGAGCCAATCATATTTAGAGATGGCGAGTTAGATGTTCCTGAGTCTAATCCTGTTTTGCTGAACTTCTTGAGAATTCATCCTGGATACGATAGAGACTTTTATGAATTCGATCCAGTAAAAGAAGCAGAAGAACGAATCAATATAGAGAATTTAATATTGGACGCTCAGATAGCAGCTCGTGAACTGTCTATCGAGAAGATGGCATCTATTATCCGTATGTTTACAAGCAAGAACGTAGACAAGATGGACGCTAAGGAAATCAAGTGGGAATGTATGCAGATCGCTAAATCATACCCTGAAGACTTCTTGGAAGCCATCGACGATCCAGACCTTGAACTTGATGATATTGCAACACGAGCAATTCGTGATGGATTTGTGTCAGTTAGAAATGGAGGTAGAGACATACACTACAACCTAAAAGACAACAAGAAAAGACTTATGTCTGTTCCTTTGAATGAAAAAACTGAGTCAGCATTTGCTGCATGGCTTCAGTCAGATGACGGACTTGAGTTCTTCAAGTATCTCCGAAATCAATACGACGGAGAGTGATAAAATAAGGCCGATAGAGATATCGGCTTTTTTATTATCTTTGCATCTATTATTAACCCACTTATTTTTTTACAGATGGAGAAGTTCTTAAAACTAACAGCAGGATCTAACGTTACTCTACTTAACGCGTCTAGTATTCAGTTTGTTGCAACTACATTAGCAAACCCTACATTGGTAGATGTATTGTATGCTGCTGGTGGTGCTACAGCTGGAACAGATATCGTTCGTATTACGTCTTCTGCTACTGCTACTTCTGCAGCGCAAGTAGCATTTAGAGATGCTATCTATGCTGCTATTGAGGAGGCAAATAAGTCTGCTAGTAATCCAGATTCATTTGTTGTTCCTGCATTGCCTACTGGCACTACAATTGCAAGTGTTGCATTGAACTAACATTACGTACTAATGTATTAAAAGGGCATTCATATCGAGTGCCCTTTTTTACTATCTTTGCATTATGATTAACATCATCCGAAATACAGTACTGTCAATTCTCAGTAAGGAAAACAGAGGATATATCACGCCAGAGGAATTCAATCTGTTTTCAAGACAAGCACAGCTGGACATATTTACTAAGTACATGTACGACTACAGCCTAGCTTTGGCAAAGCAAAGTGCGCGTATGTATGGAACAGATTACGCTGATGTTCCAGAGTTATTGCACGAAATAGTTGATAGGTTCTTAGTAGAGAATGCGCTTCAATACGACAACATTCAGAATAAATTTTATATGCCTGGAGATGACCCAAGTCAACCTTCAGAACAAAAGGCATATAAGATAATACGATTGACGTATGACGATATTACAGATATCGAAAAAGAAAGTTCAGCAAAGATACGATACAGACTGAATTCAAATAAGATATCTCCAACAGAAGAATGGCCTGTATATGTCCTTGATGAAAATGGATCATCTGGTGATGCCGGAATTCAGGTATATCCAACGACAATAACGACAAACGTTACTATAACATACATAAGGTATCCAAAAGATCCAAAGTGGACATGGCAGTTGCTGTCAAGTGGAGAGGCTCTTTTTGATCAATCTCAAAGTGATTTTCAAGATTTTGAGCTACCGTTACTTGAGTTGCCTAGGCTCGTTGTGCTGATCTGCAAGTATGCAGGTGTGTCTATAAGGGAGGCTGAAGTAGTGCAAGTGATGCAGAATGACGAAGCAATGGATGCTCAACAAAAGGCATAATAAATGACAGAACAAACGTATTATAGTAATCCGGATAACTGGGGATCGTATCAAGACACATCGCTTTCTGAGCTTGTGACAAACTTCATGCTTATACACACTGGCAACGACACGCTTGTTGGTAAGACTACGAGGGGCAAGGTTTTGTTCTACGCAAAGCAGGCTATACAGACATACAACTATGACGCGGCAAGGGAGCCTCGTGTGTTTGAGTACATCGTTCAAGATGACTTAAAGATGATACTTCCTCATGACTACATAAACTACATTCGTATCTCTCTTGAGATTGAAGGAAGACTGTTTACCATGCATGAGAACTTGCAGGCTATATCTGCTATAGCATACGATCAGGACGTTAATGGCAACCTTCAATTCGACATAAATGGTAATGTGCTTACGACTACATCCCAGCTTGATACCAGTCGTCTTAACCAGTCTATATACTACGGGCCTGGTATCTATGACGGTTGTGCCGGTTGGTGTGTTGATGGTGTATGGGTATTCGGATATGCCCGTGGTGGTTATTATGGACTTGATACGGACAGAGCGCGTTCTACCCCATCGTTCAGGATCAACAAAAGGGCAGGAATAATTGATTTCGATTCCAATATTTCTGGTCAAAGAGTTGTACTGGAGTACATTTCTGACGGACTATATGCAGGAGACTCCGAGACGTATGTGCATAAGATGGCTGAGAAGTGGATATATGCATACATAAAGTGGTGTCTTCTTGAGAACAAATCAGGTGTTCAAGAGTACCTTGTTAAAAGAGCTAAGAATGAGCAGTCTTCACTTCTAAGAAACTTGAAGATATCTCTTAGTAATTTAGCCGCAGGAAGACTGTTGATGGTAATGCGAGGTAAGGACAAAACAATTAAGTAATGGCTGACCTAAAGAATACATTTATACAAGGCGTTATGAACAAAGACCTTGACGAGCGCTTAGTGCCTCAAGGTCAATACAGAGACGCATTAAACATTACAGTAGAAACATCAGAAGGGTCTAACGTTGGAGCGGCACAGAACTCGTTAGGCAATACTTCTGTTCCTAACAACCTAGACACAAAGACAGGGTATCCAAACGACAACTCAAGGTGTATAGGTGCTGTTGTTTACGAGGCGGCTAACAAGATATACTTCTTTATATCTTCAGACTCATACGATGGCATATACGAGTATGACGCTAATGAGGAGGAGATGCGAAGAGTTCTTCAGTGTACAAAGAACCCAACGTCAACGCTTAACTTTAGAAAAGAGTACGCCATAACTGGTGTCAATCATATCGTTGGTGCTGACGGTAATACGTTCTTGTATTGGACAGATGACTACAATCCTCCAAGAAGGGTGAACATATCAAGGGTTATATCCGATCCTGATGGTATTGGTGGTTACTCTATAGACGACCCAAGGATAGAGTACGATATAGATGTTATACTTGAGCCGCCAATGTATTCTCCTCACATTGAGTTGAGTGTAGACGAGACTGATCCAGAGGCAAACAACATGAAGGAGAAGTTCTTGTTCTTTGCTTACAGATATCAGTATGTTGACAATCAGTATAGCTCACTATCTCCATTCTCTGCAGTAGCATTTGCTCCGGAAGACTACGAGTATGACTATGGCGTGGGCAACAACAAGTCGATGACCAATGCGTACAACCAAGTAAAGATATCTTTTGAGACTGGCAATGAGTTCGTAAAGGCTGTGCAGTTGGTTGTTCGTGACACACGAAATCTAAATGTAGGTATCATTGATACTTATACGAAGGATGAACTGACAAGTTATAGTCAGTTAGGTGACTCTGCTACTTTGACGTTTAAGAACAACAAGATACTGGCAGCTCTACCTACAGACCAAGTGACACGACTGTTTGACAATGTGCCACTACTTGCTAAGGCGCAAGACGTTATTGGCAATAGGCTAGCTTATGGTAACTACTTGCAGTTTAGAGACATAGTTGATTGTACGGGTGATGAGATAAAGATAGACTATACATTGAATGTAAAGACATCTGACACAGCTACTCCTTCAACTCCAAAGCCAACATGGCATTCAGACCGTGACTATGAGTTTGCGCTACTGTATACAGACGGATATGGACGTATGACCACAGCGCTTACGTGTGATACTAATTCAGTGTACGTTCGCCCTGAGTTAAGTACTACAGCCAATCAGATCGTCATGACGATAAACAGTAAGCCTCCGTGTTGGGCTACTCACTATCGTATTGCTGTTAAGGAGAGCAAGACGAAGGTGTACAATATATTTCCAGTTCTTTATTATGTATCAGGTTCTTACCGATACTTTCTAATAAATCAATCTGACGTTAATAAGCTAAAGGTTGGCGAGTATGTTATATTTAAGTCTGACAATGATGGATCAACTCAGACAAACAAAAAATATAAAGTACTTGAGGTAGAGACAAAGACAGCAGGATTTATATCCGGAGGTATATCTGAACTTGGTGGAGTATATTTTAAGATAAAGGTTGATTTTTCAAATGAGTTTCCAGCAAATGCTGTAACAAATTATGTGTATGAATCGAATGGTATAGGACCAAATGCAAATTCAAACGCACCATTGTACCCCAATCCTGTAACTAGTAGATTTTCTACAGTAGAACAACCAATACATTATGGACAAGGAGACCCAAATGGAATTAGCACTCATTCATATGTACCAAACTTTGGCTTTACGGACACTAGATTTACTATTGAAATATTAAGTAATACAACATTTCAATACACGAGTCAAATAGATGCATCATCTGGATGGACACAAGGTACTATTATACAAGGAACTGAAACACAATTATTAAGAAGTGGGTTCCATATTGCTAGCATAGTATTTAATAGTAATAATTATGTTGTTGGTGATAGGTGGAAGGTAAATGCAAGAGGATTAAACCATTTTAATGGTAATTATTTTGGAGGAGTTGGTCTTCCAAATGGTCAATATGGAGAAGGTGATTATGGTGGAGGTGTAATAGTTAATAATGGATTTACATCACCAATACTTCCAGGATCAGTTGTTAGGATGCAGATGATACAAGATTTAGAAGGATCTCCATATACATCAGAGCAGATATTCCCTCAATCTCAGTCTTATTATCAAAATATAGAAGAGTGGTTTGTTGAGTCTGGAGCATACACATTGTTTCAACAATATAATAAAGAAGGTGAGCCAATTTTAAATTCTCAAGGTGTTACATTTAGAAGGGGATTATCAGTTGATTCAAACTCATTTGCACAGTTTTCTTGGGAATCAATAACACAAGGATCTGGCACAGATCCTATGTATATGATAGTTCAAGGATATGGTTATGGAGAAGGTGAAATAAATGAGGTTAAATTCAAACTTTCAATTTCTCAACTTGATGCCACTGTAATTTGCGAAACATCTCCAAAAGACAAGGACGCAGAAATATACCACGAACTATCACAGACATATCCTATAGAAAACGGATGGCATGCTGTGAATTGGCCGTTCACTGCATCTGAAGCAGTAGTTACAGGTCCGTTTGCTGGTAAGACAAGACTAAAGCTTACAGACAAGTCGAGACCTCACTACTTTACTGTCGGTGACTCTGTAGAGGTAGATGGAACTGATTACGATGTACTTGCGACAAGAGACAGATATCAGATAACAATAGACAAGAACTGGACTGGTGCTGTCACTCCTGGAGGAGTCAAGCTGACAGGATCGGATAACCAAGACCAAACAAATGCATTTGTTCCAGCTATTATCGAGATAAATAACCCTGACAACTATAACTGTGACTACAATGCATGGACTTGGGGTAATGGTCTTGAGTCTGATAGGATATATGACGACTTCAATGATACTACATTGGAGTTCTCTCCAAGAGCTACTACTGTAATAGAGAACTATAAGCAGATACGCAATGATGCATCAATTTGCTATAGTGGCATCTATAATGAGAATACTCAGTATAACAGACTGAATGAATTTAATCTTAGTCTATCTAACTTCAAGTATCTAGACAGAGAGTTTGGAAGTATTCAGAAGCTACATGCGAGAGACTCTGATCTAATAGCATTCCAAGAGAACAAAGTGTCAACAGTGCAGTATGAGAAGAATGTGTTGTATGATGCTGTTGGTGGAGGTCAGGTTGTGTCTATACCGGAGGTGCTTGGCGGTCAGATACCATTCACTGGTGAGTATGGGATAAGTAAGAACCCAGAGTCATTCGCTCAATGGGGAAATCAGATATTCTTTACTGACGCAAGAAGAGGTGTTGTTCTTGGTGTTACGACTACTGAGATAGGATCAAGGGATCAGCTTTTTGAGATAAGCTCTTTTGGTATGCGAGACTACTTTAGAGACTTGATGGTAGATAATCCTATAACTCAAAAGCTTGGCGCATACGATCCTCACAATCATAATTATGTGTTAGCAAACACAACACAGAGAGCTATACCTTGTACATTGTCTATAAGCAGGACTGAATTAAAGGTTCCGAAGAATGGCCCTGTTGGCTACTTCTTATTTAGAATAACAACAGATGCTGCTTGGACTATAACACTTATAAATGCAGGGTTTGGTACTAACTGGTTGTCAGATGTTCCAACATCGGGTATAGGGTCTCAAGATATATATGGCTCTGTAGCTGCTAACTTAACAGCAAGCAACAGATCTGTAGACGTTAGGATCACATATTGTGATGGGCTAATAAAAACATTTACATTAAGACAAGCTAAGGGTAAGTCTGGTACATTAGTTTCTGTCGTATTAAATAGTAAAGCACAATAATGAAGGCTAGTCAAAGTTTTAGTTATACAGGTAGCTCAACATATACATTTGACAATGTATTGCTTGAGGATGGTGGTGTTGCCTTGTTTGATTCAAGAACAGGTATCGGTGGGTTTGATTATATGCCTGCAGATGGTGATACCGTAACAGTGTTAGCTGGGTATGGAACAAATGCAAGTACTCAGAAGTTGCAGCCTGGACTAAATAATAAGGTGTACTATCTTGTTTCTGATACATTGTACACAGAAGATGAAAACAGCAGAATAGTATCTCTTGCGACAGAAATACCTGTTGTATATAATCCAAGTAATGGTGGATATTACGAGGGAACTTTTGTGTTCAGCAATCCAAATGATCTTGAGTATTTGTACTTGATATTTGACTACTCTGACAAGTTCGATGATGGTTCGGTGTCTTATTCCGGAAATGCTACAGAAAGAATAATAGAAGCGGATTTTGGAACTGTAGTAGGTAACGCTGGATTTGATTATGTTATAACAGACAAGCCTGTTAGAATACAAGTAAAGTGGAATGGAGTAATAGTTGGTGACACTGGGTATGTTGGTTTAAACACTTTAGCAAACTACAATGACCTTATAGCGGCTGGAGTCGCCCCTGAAAACATAGCTTTATCGTCTCCTTATAACGGTCTTGTAAACAACGGAACTGGACAGATAAGGTTTAACAAGTACTTGTCTTTACCTAATTCCGTTGTATATGCATCTGCTGTTCTAAACTCTACATCATTCTTTATAACAGAGATAGATCCAACACTTACAAGCTTCTACATAGACACTACTAATGGTACGCTTGCTAATGTCTGTTCGCAGATACCAAGTACTCAGTACTACCATGACGGAGCAAATGCTCTACCTGCTGTTGGAGACAGGATATACACCACAAGTACGGGTACATTATTTGATGGAGGCAATGCATATCATCAGACGTCTACTACATCACTGGTTGTACCTCCTGTGTCTGGTGGTACATATGTAGCTATAGACAGCAACGGTGTTGTTTATGATGCTGGAGGGTGTGACTGCCTAGAGTACGCTCCGCCATTTGTGTATCAGGATGACATTACACTTGCTGTAGGTAAGCCTGTAAATATAAACCTTCTCGCTACTGGTAATCCTACTTCATGGGCTATAGTTAATTCACCATGCAATGACTATTCTATAACTGGAGGTACAAATGGTACTATATATAGTTATATTACATGTGATGGTCAGACAAAGAGAACAACAGTGTCTGCTAATAACACGGACACGGTATCAGCAACAACTACCCCTACAGTTATTGCAGGAGGAGGATCTGCCACGCTTATTAGTCCATCACAACCAAACATACTGCCCAAAGGAATTACTATATCTGAGTCTGGAGTTCTGTCTGGAACGCCTGCTGATTCGTGTTCATTCACTGTGGATATCGAGGCTACGAATTGCTTTGGAACATCAGTGACAAAGACGTTGGCTATAGACGTGTATACAGGCATACAAATTAAACCATTCCTGATAGATGTTGAGAACTTCAAAGATACTGGCGACAGCGCTTGTGTGCTTGTTTCACCTAACTACTCAGTATATTATCATGACGGAGCTGGATATGTTCCTGAAGTCGGTGATCACATATTCAAAGACGAAAAAGGTCAAGAGCCTTTGATGGGTGGAGAGCTTTGGTATAGTATTGATCCGTCAACATATACGGTGAAGATAGACCAGTTAGGTAAGGTGTGTGAAAAGAATGAGTGCCCGTCTATTACTACAACGACAACTACTACAACTACTACAACCACTACTACAACTTTGCCCACAGGAGATTACTTCATAGCTGAGTCTTGTTTAGCTCCTGGAGTAGAGGCAGTGTTGTTTGATGTTACTTCGTCCGGTCTTATTGTCACTGATGTTGTGAAGACTACAGATGGCAACTGCTGGACTATTACATCAACTACAACAGCTACGTTCCCATATCTTGACATTGAGAACCCTACGGTTGTGTATGCTGACTGTAATACATGCCTTGGCGTTACAACAACCACCACCACGACAACAACTACAACAGCTGCTCCTATTACGTCATTTAGCATGGACAGTGATGGGTTCAATACTTCATCTCTTGCGTGTGACAACGGAGCTGCTCCTTGGACTACATACTACCATAACGGCATAGGAGCTGTTCCTGCAGTAAACGATTTTGTTTACACTAATGCGCTAGGAACTATTCCATTTAACGGTCTATCTAAGTGGTACAAGGTGTCTACTGGTATTGTCATACAAATAAGCATACTAGGTCAAGTCCTTGCTGTTGTGAACTGTGCAGCAACTACTACTACAACAACTACTACTCTGCCTACCTGGTATTATAACGCGATTGAGTGTGGTAGCGCAGATCCGCCACAAGTGTTATCGCAACAAGCTGCTGCACAATTGGCTTTAGGTACTGTAGTTAAAATAACAAACGGTAAGTGCTTCACCATAGACTCTTACGCTATGAGTGGTCCAGCTGTAGGTACTATATTGTTTACATACGACAACTGTGTGGATTGTCAGGGAGTTACTACTACAACGACAACTACAACGACGACAACTACAACGACGACAACTACTACCACAACGACAACTACAGCTGCACCACTTACAAAGGTTATAGCTAGATATGGGTTAACTAACTTAGCTTCATGTACTGGTGCTATATCTGACTACTGGATAGATGGACCAATGGGCACTCCAGGAAACAACATATACACAGATGCGAACGGAACTATCTTAGCTCCTGCTGGATGGTATAAAAAGCTGAACATCTCCACTTCATATTGGTGGAAGGATGGTACTGTTTGGACTGGAAATAGTTACGTATGCGTCTAAAATTAATAAGCGCCCAGCCTGCCACTAAGTATTATGCGTGGCAGGTTGAGGTGTATCTTACACAGTTCTTGCGACTTGGCTATAATCCTAAAGATATACATATTGTCGCAGGATACACGTATGACATTGATCAGTCTTGGGCGGATCTATATCACGCATATCCTGATGTGGAAATACAATTTTATAAGTACAAAGAAACGGACTATGCGCCTGCTATGCAGTCTGCTGTTCTCGCTCAACACTTCAAGAAATTTGAATGGTTGAAAGACTGTGCTATATTTTTCCATGACGCTGACTTTGTGTTTACCAAGTACTTTGATTTTTCACCATTTCTAAATGAAGAGACATGGTACTTCAGTGATACTATCAGTTACATTGGAGCGGACTACATAAAGAGCAAGAGCCCATCTATACTCGATATAATGTGCGCGACAGTTGGTATAGACCGGTCAGTAGTTGAGGCAAACCAGCAGAACTCAGGTGGCGCACAGAAGCTTATGAAGAATGTAACTTCTGACTACTGGATGGAGGTTAATGTACACTCGAACAATCTATATGCACTACTGAAGAAAGTGTCTCATATCAAGCCTGAAGACCATCAGTACGGCATACAGATATGGACAGCATCAATGTGGGCAGAGCTATGGACAGCTTGGAAGAGAGGCTTTATTGTAGAAGTACCAAAAGAGTTTGATTTCTGCTGGGCTACTTGTCATATCAGTCGTTGGGATGAGCTGTCGTTCTTCCACAACGCAGGTGTTGCAGCTCCCAATAGAGGGCTATTTTATAAGGGCGACTTTATTGACAGACTTCCTTATGGAGTTGATGTAGATGTGGACATGGATCATTGCAGTCGTAGGTACTATGAATTAATACAGTCCGTACAGACTAAATTAGTATCTTTGTAGTATGGCGGCAGATACACTGACATATTCACCTACAAGTCAAGGTTGGACATCACGTTGGTCATATCATCCTGACTGGATGATAGGAATGAATAACACATTCTATACTTGGAAGAACGGTCAGCTTTACAAGCACGACACCAATCAGGTTAGAAATCAGTTCTATATTGAGGAGGTTCCAGGACAGGGTGGAAACAATGTTAACTATCCGTCTACAGTGACAACTATTTTCAATCAAGATCCTACAGAGATGAAGGTATTTAAGACGTTGGAAATTGAGTCTAATGAACCTTGGACGGCAGACATAACGACAGATGTAAACACGGGTCAAATTGACGATGACTGGTTTGCAAAGAAAGAAGAGGGGTGGTTTGCTTATGTCAGAAGGGATGCAGGAGACCTTGACCACACGGCAATATCTACTCAAGGCATAGGTCAGTGTCAGACATTTTCTTCTCTTGTTATAACATTTGGGTTCGGCATTGGCAATTCAGTCAGCCAGGGTGATACTATATACAAACTATCTGGAGGGTCTTTAGTTCAAGTTGGAGCAGTGGCATCACATAACTATAACTCCATAACACTCGTGTCGGCAATATCCACTCCAGCCCCTGGCGACTTTATTGTATATGTAAAGAACAGTGTAGCTGAATCGTATGGAGCTAGAGGCGCTTGGATGGAAGTAACACTTTCTAATAGTGACACTTCAGAGGTTGAGATATTTGAGGTCTCAACAAATGTATTCAAATCTTTCCCGTAACGCATTTTTTGCTTATCTTTGCTGTAAATTAATCACACTATGTTTGGACTAATTTCAGCAGGCGTATCATTGGCAGGTCTTGGTATGAGCGCATTGGAGGCTATAAAGGCTAACAGAGAGATGAAGAAAGCTCAATCTGAAGCTAATGCCTCTTTAAATCAACTTGCAGGTCTAACAAGAAAAAATGTATATGCTGGAATGGGTGGAGCTGACGTATCTAGTGTACAAACTCAAGCCTTAAATCAGCAGACAGCACAAGGCATGCAAGCTCTACAGGGCATGGGTCCAGAAGCGGCAATAGGTGGAACTGCAAATATGCTTCAAGGTCAAGCAGCAGCTATGGCAGATATTACTCAAGCTCAAGCACAAGAAGATCAAAGAGTAAAAGAAATGATAGCTGGAGAGCAGTCTGCAATTGAGCAAGAGAATTTGGCTAGACAAGAGGCAGTAACAGGATATAGAGCTGGAGCCGCAGTAAATGCTCAACAACAAGCAGCCGCTGCTAGGTCATCGGCAGTAGAGGGTATGTTTGGTTCAGCTCTTGGAGCACTTCAATATGCTAAAAGTGATTTCGACCCAGATACTGGGCTGTATGTTGGCACTAAATGGGGTCAAGGTCAATTGAATGAAAATCAAGGAAATCAGTAATGGCACTAGAAGATGTGGGATACATAAGTCGCGGCACAATTGATTGGGCTGGACTTACAAATAAAATAGCTGAAGGCATAAATCAAATTGGTGTCGATCAGAAAAAAGCTAGGGAGGAAAATCAGGCTACATTTGACCAAACAAACTCTCTATTAAACAAGCCATTAAATTTAGAGAAGCAGTCTCTAAATACTTTTGTTATTAGCTCGTCTGATGCTGCAAAGAATCAACTCTTAGAAGCAAAAAGAGCTCTATACAATAGAGAGATATCTTCAGCAGAATATAAAAGAATCGCTGCAAATATGCAGGAGCATTGGCAGAACTTCGCTGAACAAGCAAAGACAGCTGACGAAAGATTCAAGTTATACCAAGAAAGAAATACGCCTGACGCTAATGGCGTTATCGCTGCATCTAATGCAGAGGACTTTCTTATGGAGCAGTATCTAAATGCTGCCGACTTGAATAACAAGAAGATGGTCATAGGTAAGGACGGTTCAATGTATCTTCAGCAGGTGGATCCAAACACTGGAGAGCAGGTTGGCGATCTTATTGACTACCGTGACTTTGCTCGTCCTGAAAATATGCAGATAAACCGCATAAACTTATCTGAGGCAGTTAAGAACATCACAGGTAACTGGGCTTCATTTCAAGAATGGACAGATAAAGGTCGTGGCGGAGAGGAAACCGTTGAGTCTATTAGACTACAGCCTAAATATGAAGAAGCAAAAATAAATGCTGTAAATGCTATCATCAGCAATCCGAAAGCAGCTCTATCTGTAATTGTAGATAATGGAGTACCAGGAGGTGGTATGTACTACATGAAAGATACAGAGGGCGATCGAATGATACAAGAGGAGATGGTTAAGAAAGAGGCAGCTAAAGGCAGTCCTCTTACTGAAGATGAAAAAAAGCAAATACGAATGTCTGCTGTTAAGTTTACAAAAAATGATGCAGGCGAGTATGTTCCTGAGCTTACGGACGAGCAGATGGAATTTGCAAAAGGTATAGCTGACAGAGCTATTGACATGCAGATGGAATATAGCATTACCGGTTCTCCAAGACAGCAATGGTCTTCTGGCGGTGGTGGCGGAGGCGGATCTAAAGATAGTGTTGCAATAAATGCTTACATAGCTTCTGCTGACGCAGTAACTAAAGGTGATTTTGCTGGATTTGACACTGACAATTATAGGTTTGAGTCTAAAAAAGATGCATCTGGTAAGCCATATGTACTCATAAAAAGAGTACTAAAAGATGGAAAAGGAGGTATTTTTGTAGATCAAAATAATCCAGTAAAGGTATATAGTCCTGAAGGAATGACTCAATACTTAAAAAATCTTGATGGAGATGTTCCAATGTACTTTAGGGGTAAAGAAGACTACAAAAAACTATATGGAGACGAATATTATAAGCCAGGTCAGCCTGCAGGATCGGGTGGAAAGCCATCTGCAACCACAATAAAAGCATCTGACATACCAGCAAAAGCAAAAGCAGCTGGATATACAACAGATGAGTACAAGAAGTTATTACAGCAAAAAGGTATCAAAATAATATAATATGCCAGAATTTGATGAATTCGGAATTCCGATAAGATCTAAGTCGAAACCTACTGTTGACGAGTTTGGTATTCCTATTAAAAAAAAAGAACCTACGGCATCACCTTCTCAATCGGTTCAAAAACCTTCTTCATCGGCTACTCAAGGCAAGAAAAAGTCTCAGCCTTCGGTATCTTCATACGAGGTAATAAGTGAGAGAAAACTTCCTGATGGATCATACCAAACAGTTATAATGGGTGATGCTGGAAAAGGAAGAAGAGCATATGCAATAAAAAAGTCTCCTGATGGAAGAGAATCGTGGTATGAATATAGTCATACAAGTCAGGCAGGCGACAAGTGGCTTGACATATATGATAAGCCTATAACAGATCCATCAAGAGTTTCTACACTAAATAAAAAATTTGGTAAAAAGGCATCAACAGTATCGAATCAAGACATATTCACAGGATTTCCTAATAAAGAAGAAAATGAATATCGTGTTGACAAGCTAGTTAATGGTCAAGAGGTATGGTCTGTAAGACGTAAAGGTCAAGAGGAGTTCACTGTTATATCTGATGAAGGTTCCATAAGTGCGTTAAATCGTCAATTCGGAAAATCTGTAAAACCATCTGAAGATGCTAAGAAAAAACGTGAAGCTCAAATAACAAGGCAGCAGTCTTACACAGAATTCAAAGACATAAATACTGAATTTGTAGGTGGAGAAGAGGAGGAAGCTGTAGTAAAACTTCGCAATGATTATGGCAAACTAGGGTTCAAGTTTGATGAAACAGGTAAGGGAGATCAGGTAAGAGTTACTGCTTCTAATGGGAAACAAACTATAATAAACCTTGACAACTGGACAGACGAGACAGATAGAGAGAATGCTAGAAATTTGCGTAAATTCTTACAAGAAAATCAGCAATTAGGAGATTATGTTGACTTGGAAAATGAAGAGATAAAAAAGTCTAAAGAAAAATATCTTGACATAACTAAAGTTGATTTTGACGAACAGAGGGCTAGACTTATGTCCGCTGGGTCTCAGAAGGAGTTTGAAAAAGCTAAGGAAGAAAATGCGAAAGAAATAGCTTCAAAGCCAATAGCTGCTTTAGGAGCTGAGGCAATGGAGTTAAGAGAAAAGATAGTTACTGGTGACTATAATAGACAACAAAGAATAGCTGATCTTAGCCGTGTAGCTAATACAGAGGAGGAAAGAAAAGATTTAGCCGCTATAGCTGTAGCTAATAGAGACTCATTTGTTCAAAAGAATAAGATAAATGACAAATATGTCAATGACTTAGCGCTTTCAAGAAAAGATGTAGTAAATGAATTGAGCGAATTAAATAAAGAGATAGAAAGGGTAAACTCTTCACAATCATCAATGACAGAAGAAGAGTACAACTCTGAAATGTCAAGACTTAAAACTGAGTATGATGATTTAATAATTAAAGACAATCAAATAAATTCAGACATAAATAAGGTATACACGATAGAGGAGCAAAATCAAAAAGATGCTGCTTTATATTTCGCATACAATGAGCAGCAAGGTAGCGTAGGAGGTGGGCTTTGGAATAGCTTTGTTAAAGGCGTATTCGGATTTACAGGATTAGTGGATCCAGATGCCCCAGACTTTTTTGCTAAAATGCTTGGTAGCGAAATGACTACAGAAGAATTTATGCAATCAGAAGACAGGTGGGATATAACAAAAGCATCGTTTTCAGTTGCTGAGTCTGTTGGTGCTTTAGCTGCTGCTGTACTTACTGGAGGAACTACTAAAGCTGCTGGAGCAGGAAAAATATTGACAAAATCAGCAGAAACTCTTCCATTTTTCTCAATGTCATACAATGAGATAAAGTCTGAAATGGACAGCGAAGAGTTTAAGGGTATACCGTCATGGCAAAAGGAAGGTCTTGCAATTATTTATGGCCTTGGCGTAGGTTATCTTGATAAGTTGTCTACTACTTTTGGAGCCACAGGTAAGATACCTCAAGCTATATCTAAGGGGATTATATTTAGAGCCATATCTGGACTTGGTAAGGATGCAACCACTGATGCTATTGAAAGAGCCATTGCTTCTCAATTCAAAAAAGATATAGCAGCTGGCTTAATAAAAATTGCAGGAGGAAATGTATTAGAGGGAGCCACTGAAGGTGTTCAGTCTTTGTATGGATCTGCTCTTAAAGCTGGATTCAATTGGATGCAAGGTAAGGATGAAAATGGAAAGGAAATAAAACCATTTGATGTATCTAATTGGGCAAAAGACGCATTATATGAGGCATATATGGGTGCGCTTGGCGGAACAATAATGAGTGTTCCTTCTGGAGCTGTAAGGGGTATAAAGAATGGATTCAATAGATTAAGTCCATCTTATATGGAGATGACAAAAAAAGTCATCGAAGACTCTAACCTCAGATCAATGCTCATCACAGACATTAAGACAAAACTTATGTCTGGCAAGATAACAAAAGATGAAGCTCAGGAGCAAATAAATGCAATAAAAGAAGCGTCTGGTCTATTTGCAAAGATGCCTGACAATCTATCTCCAGAGGGTGTAGCCCAGTCTACTGATCTTTTGATAGAGCGTTCAAAGATAGAAAAAGAAATTGCCGGAAAGGAGGACAACCTGGTTGTTGCTCAGAAGGCAAGGATAGCAGAAATAAATAACGAACTACAAACAATCAGTCAAAATGCCGTTCAAAAGCAAACAACAAGTGAAGTACCTGTACAGCCAGAATCCGAAGTTAGCGGAGAAGTGGCGCAAGGAAAACCCAAAGCAGAACCTCAAGGCGCTACCAAAGAAGGTGTCAGCAAAGAAGAAATAGCAGCAAAGGAAGAAGAGTTTAATGCAGCTTGGGATGAGAAGAATGCATTACGAATGAATCTTATAGAGCAAGGTCTTACTGAGGATGAAATTCTTGATAATGAAGAATTTATAGCTAAAAATAAGATAGCATCAAGCTTATTATCAGAACTAAATGAGCTCAATGATAGATCGAAGAAGGCCGTTGCACAAGCCGCGCAGCCAGAAGCAGATCTTGGCGATCGCGCTGTCGAAGGCAGGAGTGAAGCGGAAGTAACTACTACTCAACCTACTTCTGTTCAGCCGACAACAAGACAAGTTGTAAATAGACCAGCTACTTTATCTGAATATGGTGGAACTACATTTGATTCTCCATTAAAAGGAGATGTATATGTTGAAGGTCAGCAAGTTGTTTTTGAAGATCGAGCTACTGGAAGAATTTACGAATTAGGAAATGTTGATCAAGTTATAGACACTCAAGTACCTGGTCTTAACACTGAGCAAGAAAGAATCTCTATAACTAGGGAAGGAAAAGTTTCTATAGATGGAAACAATTGGAATATTCAGTCAGAACTTCCAACGCAAGGAATAGAATACACGCCTGCTGGAGAAGTAATGAGGGTATCTTTGAAAGATGATACAGGCAGAACAGCAATGTTTGATGGTCAAGATGCCATTGATATAGCCTATCAGATAGAGCTTCAGAAGTACCAGACTCCAGAACAACAGCAATTTATTAATGAATTATTAGAGCAAGATGAAGAATTCAAGCAAGCAACAGCAAATATCAAACCTACAGAAGCTGCAGCAGTTGTCGAAGAAGAAGCAGCTCCAGATACTGTACCGGTTGCAGAAAAAGAAGTAGATGATGAAGTGAGTAGACTTGAGGAATTTTTTGGGAAGAAAACTCCTAAGTTCCAAAAGGGAGAGCAAGGTGCTGTTGATTTTGATGATGTGGATAAGATAACAGAAGAAATAAATCAGATGCCTGAAGATAGTGCTAATTTTGATGTTCCATCAAACTTGAGTACTAAAAACAAGTCAAACATAAAATCTTTAATCAAAAGATTTGCTCAAAAACTAAAGTCTATTAAAAACGGAGGTATAATAAAAGATATATCTGAATTTAATGGAATACCATTTATTTTTACCATATCTGATCAACTATCATCTGGACAGGTTAAAAATCCATTTACAGGAAACACAATAGACGTGAATGGAGGGCTTGGGTTCAGCCTTACTGATGGGAATGAAAATAATGCTTGGGCGAATACTACATCTGCAGAAGCAGAGAAGACATTGTCTAGAGCAAAAGAGGTATATAACAAAAACAAGGATTTATTTGACAGGCTTTGGGCAGAAGGGAAATTACCAAATGGCCATGTACCTATGGCTGTAGTAAAAATGGGTCAAGACTCAATACTTACTAATGAGGCTTTATTTAGATTTGCTGCAGACACTATAAGAAAGAATTTTTCAAAATCAGAAAGAACAGACTCATTAAATGGTCTTATAGAGGACATAGTTGACTTTGAGATAGAATCAGAGAATAGGCGTAGAGAAAAGGCTGGGGAGAAACCTATGAGTGACAAGGAGATAGATTCAATGTCAAAATCTGTAATGTCTTCTGATAAAGTCATCAAATTCATAAAAGACAAGAAGTTCGGAACTATAGACGAGCTACTTGATAACATGAATGAACTAACACCAATAAGTAGCAGGGCAAGAATAACAAAAATACTTTTTACTGGAAGTGTAGACAAGAAGACGAATCCAGAAAGAGGTAATGTAACAAAAAAGTCCGCTCTTGCACTTGTTGGAAATAAAGATAAATCGTTTAGAAAATATATACACCTTAACACTATAAACGAATCAATACAAGAAGAGGCCACTAAGGATATACCAAAGAATCATGTGATAGCGATTGTTGGAGTAGATGTTATAAATGGGAAAGTAACGTCATCAAGTAACGGAGAAGTCGTTCACAGAAATTACCCTTATGGAGTAAAAGGTAAATTGATAGGGGTTCTTGAAAATCCTGTAAATGTTGCTGACGTATTTCCAGAAGCATACGCTAGGGTTTTTGTAATGAATAAGCCTAACAAGAGTGGCGTATTCCCATCTGTAGATGTAACTGTGGATCAAGCCATAGCTTCTAGCGGAGCTATAGCATCAATGAAGACACTAAGAGGAGCTAAACTATCTTCAAAAATCACAGATCTACAGAAGCTTCTAGCTAAAATGAGGATAGCATTTCCTTCTGTTTCAGTCTTTGAAACTCAAGAGGAATTCAACAAGGCAATTCAAGATCCAAATGTAAACAAGTTTATAAGAAAGGGTGATGTTATCTATGGCTTCACTATAGATGGAAAAGTTTATTTAAATCCAGAAAAAGCTAATTCTAATACGGCCATACATGAATTTGCACATATATGGATGGGATTCCTTAGAGAAAACAATCCAGAGTTACTAAGAAAGGGGTTCTCACTATTAGAAGGAACTGACATACTTAGAAAGAAGATAGAAGAATTTGGAGATACTGATCTTGCAAGAGAAGAAGCAATGGCTGAGATAATTGCAAGTAAAGGAGAGGCTATAATTGAAGCTGGAAAAAAATCTAAATTCAAGAATTGGCTTAATGCTACATTCAATTATATAAAGTCTAAGTTTAAGGCATTTGATAAATTGACACCTGAAGAGTTCCAAAAGTTGTCACTAAATGAATTTGTAGATGGATCTCTGAGTGTTCTTCTTGGTGGAAAAGAGGTAACTGAAGCTGACATAAAGTCACTCCAGGTGATGTTCTCAAAGACCAACAAGATAGATGACATAATATCTATAGCTAGAGAGAACGGGTTTTCTGATGCTGCTATAAAGAAATATTTAGAGAAGTCAGGATTTGATCAGAAAGATATTAACGCTGCAATGAAGCAGAGAAAAGCTCCATCTGTATCTAAAATACTCGGAAAGCCTGCACCCAAGAAAGTTACTGTAAACGAAGCAGCAGCACTAAAAGATCAACTAAGACTTGAGGCTCGTGCTGCTCGTCAGTCTTCACAATCACTCAAACAAAAGCAACGTCAGCTTGTAGCTCTCATCAAC